AACGGATACTCAATACTATTTCTACAACCACTAAGGAACGAGTTAAGGTGGTTGTCGAGAAAGCGGTTGAAGCTGGGCAAGACATCCAAACGACAACGGCAATCCTGCACAAGGATTATGCCTTCTCTCCAGAAAAGGCGCAGGTCATAGCGAGAACGGAAACGGCACGAGCATTAGGGGTCGGTGTCAAAGAGGCTGCGGTACATCAGGGCAGGGATGAGAAGCGGTGGGTTACATCGGGTGATGATCTTGTTTCCGATGATTGTAGAGAGAATGAAAGCAGGTCGTCAGGGTGGATTCCCATTGGTGAAACATTTGCATCTGGTGTTGACACAGTTCCACAGCACCCAAACTGTCGCTGTAATGTCCGTTATCGAACTAAAGAACTGGAAGCCGATGTAGTAATACCCCCTCCTCCAGAAAAACCACCGAAAAAATCGGTGATGCTAGAGTTCCGCTGTCCTAGTTGCAACCATTTGTTAGGTAGAGATGTATCAGAAGGAACACGGATTCTCTGCCGTCATTGTAAGGCAGAACGAACCGCATCTTGACAGGATGTTTGATCCGATGATACGATCGTGAAAATTGAATAGACCCCAGAGGCCCAACGAGGCCCATTTGAGCAGCATGACTGCCTTGCTCGGATGGGTCTTTTTTGTGTGATATGCCATACACAGATGAACATAGCTGCAGATTAATAGCACCAGCAGAGTTCGACGAGTTCCGTCGTCAGAACAACTGGCGACAAGTGGACGGCAAACGGGTTGATGCTATCTGGGGAATCAAGAAGGAAGGTACTGAACTACAAGCCATACGGTATCCAAAGAATATCTGGACAGGTTCAGATGCCCGAAGCCACTGTTCAGCACAGGATGGCATATTATTTGAACCAGCAGTTGGCCCAGAGATACGGGAGGACAGAATGGCCCATATAACAAAGTTCATCCGTCCTGAACTGAAAGTCGTAGACAAGGCAGCAGGGATCATCAATGCTGTCGTATCGACTGAAGCGATGGATCGGGACGGGGATATTATCAGGCAGGAGGCGTGGGACTTGGAACACTTCAAGGCCCACCCGATTCTGCTATCCAGCCACAATTATCGAGGGCTTACGAACCAGATCGGTGAGTGGACATCCATGAAAGTGGTCGGGGATAAGCTCGTAGGTGAGGCCAAATACTACATAAAACAGGGCAACCAAGAGGCCGACTGGGGATTCCTTCTTGCCTCTAAAGGCAGGGCTGCTTTCTCGGTGGGTTTCGTCCCTGATATGAGTAAGGCGAAGCAAATCGACAGCAATGGGAATCTGAGCTACGAGTTCCAAGGCCAAGAGTTGTTAGAGGTATCGCAGGTGACCGTCCCCAGTAACGCCGAGGCTCTCCAGTCATTGAAGGGAATCGGCCTCCATCCAGAAGTAGACTCCATTGTCACGGAAATGCTGGATGATATGGGAGCAGAAAAGGCTACCCAGAACATCCTAAGACGGCACGTTGAACCTGTTGAACCAGTACAGGCTGAAACAGAGGAACGGAAAGCCAAAAAGGATATGCAGGTGGCTCTCGTGTTCGGGGAAGAATGGGAGTCAGCAGCTTTTGCCAAGGATGTTGCCGATCTCATCATTGCAGAACTGAAGCAAATGGCGAAGGATCGTCAGGCACCAGCAACGGCAGATGGATATGCAGCAAGTGCAAGGGAGATAGTTAGGCAAGCTCTGGAAAACTATACGGGAGGAAGATAATGCCAGACATCAGAAGTCAGGAACAATTGGAAGAACTGCTCAATAGCCCGGAGCGGTTCAATGAATTTGTGACAAACAGGTCACTTGAGGTTTTGGGCGATGCTGTAAAGACGCAAATGGACGAGGCTATGCGAGATGGTGCAGTCAATAGACTGCCAATGTCAGAGGAAGCGGTAGAAGGCAAACAATTCGGAGGGGGATGGGCAGGAGTTGACGATGCTAAGATAAGTGTCGCTCGTGATGCAAAGGCGATGGACGGACAGTTCAAAACCTTTGGGGAGTACCTGTCAATCATCGCTCCAACTAATGTCGCTGCTAGGGGAGTTGATGCTAGACTCAAGGTGCTGGGTGAGGGCCAAGGCGATCAGGGAGGGTTCCTCGTCCCAGAGCAATTCACGGCCCAGCTACTTCAACTTGCTTTGGAGAACGCAGTCGTTCGACCTAGGGCGTTTCGTCTGCCAATGACCTCACTGAACCTCAGCCTACCAACTATCGTAGACACGACCCACGCAACCAACGTATTCGGTGGAGTTCGTGGTTACTGGACGCCTGAGAGCGGAAGTTACACAAGCAGCGAGCCGTCTTTCGGGCGAGTGACCCTGACAGCCAAGAAGCTGACTGCCTACACAAGTGCAGCCAATGAGCTTCTTGCAGACGCAGCGATCTCTTTGGAAGCCCTTCTTATGCGGTTATTCCCGCAAGCCCTAGCCTATTTCGAGGATGATTCCTTCATCAACGGCATCGGTGGTGGGCAGCCAGTAGGCATTATCAATGCAGACGCACTCGTGACGGTAGCCAAAGAGACTGGACAGGCTGCAACCACTATCGTGGCTGAGAACATCGACAAGATGTACTCAAGGATGATCCCAAGCAGCCGAGCAAGAGCTGTGTGGGTAGCTCATCCAGACACGCTTCCGCAAATCGTTAGCATGTCTCGATCTGTTGGTACTGGCGGTAGTGCGGTCATGATGAACAACATGGCTGGGGCTGCACCAGCAACGATCTATGGACGGCCCCTGATTATGACGGAGAAGTGTCAGACATTGGGGACAGCAGGGGACATCTTTTTCGTAGACTTCGGGTACTATGTAATCGGAGACAGGCAGACATTGAGCATGGCTGCGAGCCCTCATGTACGGTTCCAGAATGACGAGACTGTTTGGAGATTCACGAGCAGACTCGATGGACGACCTTGGCTGGAATCTGCCCTGACCCCACGGAATGGCAGCAATACACTCAGCCCATTCGTAAATCTGGCAACCAGATCATAGGAGGATCATCATGGCATTAGCAGTTACAGAAGCTCCCGGAGGTGCTGGACTACAGGTGATGTGTCCACACTGTTCCCGAATGCACGACAAGAATGAATACCCACCGAAGTGCAAGAGATGTGGGACACTGATGGACGACAAAGCTGCGAAAGCAGCACAAGATATGGCATCCGTGCCACAATCCTAGTGGTGCAGGGGTAAAACTTAGCCCCTGACACGATCAATGGGAGGAAATTATGTCGAATAGATTGAGCGAACACGCAAGTATAGACCTGATGGACTTGGCAGACATTGGTGGGACAAACGCCTCGAATAATGGTAGTTGGCTCTCCATGAAGAACTACGCAAGGGTTATGGCCTACGTGGAGATCGGAACTTGGGATTCAAGTGACGACCTTGACGAATGTCGACTGCAACAAGCCTCCGATTCGTCTGGAACTGGCGCAAAAGACCTCACAAGCGATGCCAGCGGTGGGAACTATGACACCGACAACCCGGTGGATGCCGACGGGAATTTCGTCGTGCTGGAGGCGAGGGGCGAGGACATGGACGTGGACGGTGGGTTCGACTATGTTCGGCTCTATGTTGCAGAAGGTGGCAACACTGGCGTAGATAATGTAGCTGGTGTGGTCATCCGATATGGATACGCCTACCCGAAGAAGGAATTGCAGGGCGCAGCCTCTACGGGGGCGCAAGTTTACGTGGATACAAACACATAGGATGAGGATTTCTGGCAACAAACGCAATCTTCCCGGTGGTCTTGAGCCTATGGAATGGGCCAACGAGGTCTGGGGTGTCATGGATGAAGAAGGTTGCAGTCAGAATGATGCGAAAGCTATCGTGGCTGCTCGGTATGCGAAGGCAGAGGAGCAGCCCACGATGGACAAAATGGTCAAGCAATCTCGCAACAAGGGTCTATAACCCCGAAAAGCGGAAGGAGTGAACAATGGCTAAGACAGAACTATTTGTACGCAAGACATCGGGTGGTGTCTATGTAGTAAACCCCGAATCGCAGACTACAGGAAACATCTTCTTTGTAGACAGCGGTTCCTCGACTGGTGGAACCAGTGCAGGGTATGGAAGCAACCCAGACGCTCCATTCACGACTATTGACTCGGCAATCAACCAGACAACTGCCAACAATGGTGACGTGATCTATGTCATGGCTGGTCATTCTGAGACGCTTACAGGCGCATCAGCGATCACCTGTGACGTTGCAGGGGTCACGATTATAGGGCTGGGGCGTGGAACCGCAAGGCCAACACTGCTATTGGACGCTGGTGCATCAGTCTCTATTGTGGTTAGCGCAGCGAATGTACGATGGGAAAACGTGATATTCTCCGCAGGTCATGCTGATATAACGGTAGCGATTGACGTATCCGCAGCCAGTGCAGAATTCCACAAGTGTGAGTGGAAAGAGAACACCACGGCTGAGAACTTCCTAACCTGTATACGCACCAGTGCGGTAGCTAATGCGTGTGACGGACTCAGTGTTACGGAATGTGTAGCAACCGACGTTGATACTGCCTGTGTCAACTTCATAACGGTGCGAGAGGACACTGATCTACTTGTAATGAACGATAATTTCATCGAGCTAGGAGTTCAGAACTCCAACGCAGTCATAGGCGTAGCGAGTGGGAAAGACCTCACAAGCTGCCGAATCCTGCGTAACTATATATACAGACTCAATACGGCTGGCGATTTGCTGGTCGATAGTGATACCAGTAACAACTCTGGGATTATAGCCCACAACCGAATCGGTCATGCCGATACCGCAAGTGAAATCCTCATAGACGCTGATGGAGTTCGGCAGTTTGATAATCTTGGAGTCGCTACGGACACCGCATCAGGATATGTACTACCAGCAATTGACAGTTAGGAGGGATGATCTATGGCAGGTAGCGTAACGATTACATACTCGTCCCATGACACGGTGAAATACGTCCAGTGGAGTTGGACGAGCGACTCCTCTGGAGACGTTTCCGGCACGGATACAGTGGTACTCAGCGGAATCCCTCTCCGCTGGGCCACTAATCCGGGCAGTACGGCTCCAACGGCGAACTATGACATCGTAGTCAATGACGAAGATAGCATTGATGTGGCTAATGGGGGTCTGGCAAACAGGCATACAAGCACAAGCGAGCATTTCATACCGGGTGGCGATGCCGATCCCGGTGCTGCAGTTATGGGCAAGCTCAGTCTTGTTGTATCTAATGCCGGGAATGCAAAAGAGGGCGTACTCAGAATGTATTATAGGTAGGTGCTGAATGACTACAGGATCACGCACCGAGGGTATACGTGGGATAGGGACTGAAGGTTTCATAAGGACGGTCAAGAATCTCACTGTTACAGGTGACCTAGTTGTCCACGGAGAGACAAGAAGTACAGTCGGAACAGGGCATGACGTTTCTGCGTTCTGGGAAGTAGCAGATGCAAATGCTAACTACTGGGCATATGAATTGCCTTCTGGAGGTTCTGTTGCTGTCCCTGTCATGGGTGTCGGAATAGGGTTGAAGGATGTTGATTTAGGTCTTTTCGATGGAGTGACCCAAACCACCTTTGCTGTGCTTGATGCTGACAGGGACAGTTATCTTATTCTTGATTTTAGTGCTGATGATTCGCCAAGAATCCGATCCAACCAAGACATAACAGTTTCGGGCAATGTGGTGTTCTCCGACAACATCACGGTGAATGGCACTACGACCACGGTCAGTTCCTCGGTTGTAATCATTGATGACCCATTGTTTCATCTGGCAAATGACAACCCAGCAAACAGCGTCGATCTGGGGATCATTGCAGAGTATACCGATTCGGGAAAGAAGTTTGCAGGGCTGTTCCGAGATGCTAGTGATTCAGATAAGTGGAAGCTATTCGCTACAACTGGGAATTCCCACGAAGAACCAAGCACCACGGTCAACACCACGAGTGGGTTCACCCTTGCTAATCTAGCCGTCAATGAACTTGACGGGACGCTAACCACCGCATCACAGACCAACATAACAGCCGTTGGGACTATTGCTACTGGTACATGGGAAGGAACTACCATTGCAGTTGACCAAGGTGGAACAGGGGCAACGACCCTCAATAACCTGATAACGCTCACGACTCATACTACGGGAAACTATGTAGCGACAATCACGGGCGGTACGGGCATTGATTCCGATGCTGCCACGAGTGGTGAGGGAACTACGCATACCCTAAGCGTCGATTTGGCCGAGGTTGGGGAAGTCGCTATTGCTGATGGTGATTACATCGCATTTATGGATGCCACGGATTCCAACGCAACAAAGAAGGAAGCGTTGGCAGATGTTGCCACATTGTTCGCAGGGACGGGCCTAACCGCAGCTTCCAGTGTCATTGGTGTTGATGCAGCACAGTCCGGAATCACATCGCTCGGAACCCTGACCGGATTAGCTCTGGGCGGAAATAAGTCCGTGACTCCCGGTGATGGTGCGATGGTGCATCTCGACAGCGGAACAATCACCGATAGCAATACATCGGGTTCTGGAACAGCAGCACTATATACCCATGTAAGGATTGAAGCCCCTACCTTGGCTGCCACTAATTCGTCAGTCACGACAACCAGTGCAGCTACGTTATATATCAACGCAGCAGCTACGGCAGGAACCAACCAGACTATTACTAACAATTATGCCCTCTGGGTTGATGCAGGAACAACGAGACTTGATGGAGATTTGATTCCCGGTGCTGATGATACCTATGACTTGGGATCAGCCAGCGCAGCATGGCAAGATTTGTTCCTAGAGGGTGATATAACGCTCACGGATGCAGGGAAGATAGACACAAGCGCAGGGGACTTGACGCTCGATGCCACAGGCAACGTGATTATCAGCGGATCGTTTGGGCATGTCGGGATCGGGAATACCAGCCCTGACCTTGGTACTGGACGGTACTTGACCATCAGTGGAACCGGAAATGAAAAGTGCAAGGTCGTGCTTCAGAACGCTGATCCGTCTAACGCATCTGCCATAGGAGAGTTTCAGTTCTACTCAGCCAGCACAAACGTGGGGGCAATGAACTGTACTCTGGATTCCGGGTCAACCAACTCATCGCGTATGCAATTTTACACTGGTGCGAGCGGTACTCCCACGCTGGCGATGACCATTGATTCTGCTCAGATTCTCCATATAGGGGATACGGCAAATGCGAATATAACCACAGGTCTGAGCATCAATCAGGGAGCAGCGGACAACCAGATTTTAGCGGTCAAATCATCGGATGTGGCACAGGCTATGACAGGTGTTGCCGAGGCTGATACCTATGGAGCTATACAAAAGGCCGTTGCAACTGAAGGCGGACTTGAAATTATAGGGCTATCCGAGGCAGACCGTGGAATCCAGATGACTGCGTATGTAGACTCAGTTAATACAACTCATACTGCAGGAGGCGAGGCAGCGGTTGTTATACAGGTGTCTGAGCATGATGGATCGAATGGGGTGGGAAATCCAAGCGCAGACGCGAACCTGTTTGCAGTAGGTATATGGGATGGCAGTTCGCTCGGCCTCAAATTTATTGTCGATGAAGACGGTGACATTTTCTACGATGGGGCTGCTGCTGCATACGATGCGTATGATGACGCAGCACTGGCACGAGCTTTTGATCTGGTGGTCAGCCCTGACAAGATTATCAGGAATCAATGGGATGATTTCGTTGGGTATAACGAAGCCACTCTTGTTGATGCTGGGATACTGGGCGACACCAGAGAGAACCGAGGGCTCATCAACGCAACGCAGTTGCAGCGTCTTCACAACGGTGCTATCAGCCAGATGAGGGAGGACATGATGTCGCTAGTCAGGGTTCTGAGTACCGAGCAACAGGAACTACTCCCATCAGGTACGAGGAGCAGGCTGGCACTAGGAGG